TTAATTAACTCGTAATCGCTACCTTCCATTAAAACTTTTAAGGCTTGTTCTTCTGCTAACTCAACAGCTTGTTTATAAGTTAACTGCATATGTAACATTAACTCTTCTTCTGATTCAGGTAAAGTATTTTTTGGATTATTGTAAAAATCCATATTAAAGTTTTGCTGAGCATAATCATTAAAAGCTTGTGCTCTCATATCTTGTAATATTGATTCCATATATTCTGTTCTTTTTTGAACACCATATGGATCTTGAGAAAAAGCTTTTATATCATAAGTTCTTTCAGCTATACCATTTACAACTATATCTACAAACTTAGGTATAATTGGAACTGGTTTCCAGTCTAAATTTAAATAGGACAAATCGCCATTTATAGACAACTCATCCTTATATTTTTGTATTGACTGTTCACCTCTAGCGTACAGTCTTAATTGATGAAAGTTATTAAAGTTACTTCTATATCTATTTCTATTAGTACCTCGGTCTTCGTTGAACCATTCGGTTTCTATAGCTTTAGCTACTTTTAAGCCGTACTCATAGCTCAACTTCTCAACATCGCTTACGACTTGACTAGGAAAGTAATTTTTTTCAACAGAATCCGCCATATTTATTTTTTAATTATTTTAGACATATTTCCATTATTAGAGTATTTAGAAATATGTATATTTAATTTTGGTTTTTCAATTTTAGCATTTGGCCTGTACAAATGTCTATTACAAGCCATTATTGCTAAACCACTACTTATAGTAGCATCGTGTTTTGTTCTTTTGTTTATATCAAATCTAGACCAATCGTTTAACAACTCGTTAAAATATAAATCACCAAAACTACCATCTTGTTTTACACCTACATGTTCTTGTATGTACATCTCAATTGCCGCTGCATGAGCTTGTTTTATATCTTCACTAGAGTTTGGTATACCACCAACTTCTTTTTCTGCTACAGATAATTTATTCCAAATTTTATCTGGTCTGTTCATACTAAAACCTCTATAACCTCTACGTCTTAAATAATATAAAAGTCGAGGTTTATTGTTCTCTGCTAGTATTGGCATGCCATAAAAAACTAGTGACATCAACACATCTTCAAAGAATATTTCAGCCGTAGGTGGCCTTGACAAGTATTCTAAGAAAAAGCTATTAGCTGGAGCGTCCTCCATGCTGAACTTTGTTAGTCCGTGTAAAGCTCCTTTAGAACCTTGACCATCTACGGTTCCTGATATGTCATACGAGTCACAACCAAATGCGCCCATATGCTCGTTACCAGGATATTTTATACCATTTTTTATTATAACGTTATTTTGAAGTTCGTGCTTTGGCGTCCAACTAACTTTAAATCTACCTTTTGGATCTGGATAAAATATAACTTGTGAATCTTTTATTCCATTTACCCACTGAAAATTACCTTTTGTAACACCCAGTGTTTTAGCCATTTCTTCGTTATAGTCTATTTGTTCGTATATTTTTATTAAATTAAATATACTATTTTTTGTTTCATCTCTAAACGCATGTTCAGTTGTTCTTGGAAACTGACGATAAAACTCATTTAGAGCGTCTTGGTCTGATTTTAAACCATCAGCTTCATTTTGCCAATGGTCTATTACACCTATGTCTATTAATTCACCGTCTGGGGCAAGG